TGTTCGACTTGATCGACATTCCGGCAGACCGCATTGCCACCGTCAACGCCGTTTACACGGCTTGGCTTGAGGGTCAGGCTCCCGGCATCGTCGCAGCCATGATGACTCGTCTTGGCGAGAACGCTCCGCTTGACGCCGTCATGGATCAAATCTCGCGAGAGTTTGGAACCGAGATGGTTGAGATCATCAACCGCGTCTCCGGTGATGCAGATGTTCGTCTCCGCATTGGAACCAAGTTTGACAAGATTCGCCTGCCAAAGGTTGTAGACCTTGGCCCCGAGGCGCAGGCTGCATTCCAAGCCGTCAAGAAAAAGATGATCGCCGAGGCAGAGGCTCGCGGCATGTCGCCCGAGTTTGTCCAAATGGCGCTCAACATGTACGTTGCTCGCTTGCGCGACAACGTGAAGATCGTCGATCTTGGCAACGGCAAGAAGCGCTTGGTCGATGACCAGAACATGAACCCGCTGCATTCCGGTGACTACATTGGTCGCCAGCAACCGGGTCTCACATACAGCAAGAACGGCGAGATCATCAAGGCCAACGCAGTAGGCGGCATCCAGAGCATTCTCAAGCCAGCCCGCTTTGGCCCGAAAGACAGCCCGTTCATGGATCGCCTGTTTAAGGCAGCCCGTGGCAAAGACGAGGCTGGCAACAACCTCGTGTTCTCCGTCGACGAAACATCTCGTCGCGCAATGGAGGAAGCCAAGATTGCTGGCGGCACTGAGCGCATGCGCAAGAGCGAAGCTCTGACAACTCAGAACCAAGAGCAAGTCGATGCCATTGACACAGCCAAAAAGGAACTGACACGCCGCCTCACCAAAAAGGAGTCGGAGCGTTACGCCGAGTGGCAGAACAACCCGAACGCTGCGTCTGCGGCAGACGACGAATTCTTCCAGAACGTCTCAGTCAACCAGAACGGCAAGCTCGTCTACACCATGCCGGACGACCAAGCGGTTGCTCTGTACAAGAGGATGGTTGGCGAAAAGACCATCACTGGTTCGGTGACTGGCGAAGCTCCCACTGGCGAAACCCTGCGTGCGTACAACGACCGCAAGGCTCGCAACGATGCCAAGCTGCTTGAGTGGACAAAGGCAGGGAAGAAAGCAGAAGACTTCGTCCCAGAAGCTGGCGACTCAGCAGGTAAGGCAGAGGTCAAGACCACCGCGCAAGTCATCGAGGCTCTGAACGCAGAGCGCAAGATGATGACGCAAGAAACAGACAAGGCCATTCGTGGTCGCGAAGTTGAGGCTGACCGCACCGACCCTCGTCGCAAGGCAGAGCGTCTGTATGCACGCTACTCTGAGCTTGTTCGCAAGCGCACAGAGATTGAGAAGTCCGCTGGTCGTGACTCTCCCGCATACGCGCAAATCAACGCCGAGGTGAAGAAGGTCAAGGATGCCGTTCGTCAGGCAGACCCAACATTCTTTGAAGACAAGGCAGCCAAGCGAGCAGCACGCAAGGCGCTTGCTGAGAGCAAGGTGGCAAACGCTCGCTCCGAGAATCCGAAGACCGACGCCCAGCTTGCTCACGAGGTTTCCAATGCAACCGGCGTTGTCATTGAACCCAAAGACATCGAGGTAGCAACGGTCATCGCTGACACTGCCGGTCGCAAGATCGCTAATGCAGCATCCATGCAAAACGAGATTGCTGACGCCATGGCCCGCTTCATGAGCCATGGAGACAAGGCTCGTCTTGCAAATGAGATCACTGACATTCGCAAGAAGCACTCTCTTTCCGAGGTTGCCCCAGACACCAAACCTGTTGGCAAGAATGAGCCAATGGTTGTCGTCACCCGTGACGGTATTGAGGTTGACGTCAAAAACAACTTCCGCATGTCAGCCAACCAAGACGGCTCGTTCCAAGTCAACTTCTTGGGAGACCCGGTAGCTCGTCTTCGCAAGGGCGCAAAGTCTGGCGAGTTTGTGATCGAGCCAATGACTGGCGACTACGCAGAAGTTCAGGTTTCATACGGCTCGCTGGAGCATGCTTTGCGTGGCCTCCCCGACTTGTTCGAGGAGCAGGTGAAGCTGGCTTCGCGCCAAGGCAAACTGGTCACAACCACTGCGCCGACTGGCGTGCCGCATGTTCAGAAGAACTGGAAGAACACTGAGACATACAAGGGCGCAAAGGAAGAAGGTCTCGACGCACCAACCGCAGACGACATTGCTGCTGGCAAAGCAGATGCCATTTTGGATGCGCGAGTTTCGTCTCACGACATCCCCGAAGGCCGCTCGTTTGCAGTGCAGATCACCTCTGGCCCGTTGGCTGGAACAGTGCGCGTCGTGCCTGCGGAGCGTGCCAAAGACGTCAGCCTGCGCTCAGTCCTTGGTCGCCAAGCAGAGCAGACCTACGTCATTGGTCATGTTGTTCCGGGTACGTCGAAGCTGTCTGCCGCACGCACCTTCCAACCCATTGACCCAGACGCATCCTTCATCAAGGCAGACGCAGTCGTTGTCGACAAGTCTTCTCATGCTTACGCAAAAGACGCAGACGTCACCGACGGAAGCAAGCAGCCAATCCCTATCGGCGAGATCGCCGAGCGTGCGATTGATGAAAATGACCTGCCTGAATACGCACGCAAGAGCGGAATCAAGACGGTTGCTGACCTGCACAACCTGATCGTCCAGCTTGAAATTGCAAACTGGAAGAACCCAGCATTCAAAGACACTGCCAGCTATGGCAAGTTCATGGAGATTCTGTCTGGCTACTACGCCACCTTGGCTAAGTACGCTCCTCACGGAATCAAGTATCCGAACGGCACTCGCCGTTCCGCCATGAATCAAATCTCCGCCATCCTTGGCAGCGAGAACAGAGAGAACGCCACCGCCATATTCAACGTGTTGCGCGGCCTGTCTGGCGACAGTGGCTCTATGCCTCGCTTCGCCAACGGCGGAAACAATGGCGAACCTACGTTTGCTCCTTGGCACACGTCGCTCGACACCAAGGATCGAAACGTCATCACCATGGATGGCAACAGCAATAGACTGCAACCGTCTTTTGCAAAGGCCACTCACGAGATCGGGCACTGGGCCTACTTCAACATTTTGTCTCCAGAAGAGCGCATGCAGTTCTGGCAGGCGATGGGCAAGTACGTCAAGCAAGACGGAGTGGACATCGCATCTCTGCGTCGCCGTCTCCCCGGCTCCGCCACCAATGAGCTTGAGTCTGCTGCTGAGTTTTTTGCAAATCAGTTTGCTCAGTGGGTCATCTCAAGTGGTCGCGCTGGTGAGAAGGAAGGTCTTGCCGCTCTTTGGGCGCGTGTCTCCAAGAAGGTCACCGAGGTGCTCAAGAAGTTCTTCTTGGGTTCTGAGTACGACCTGATCGACAGGGACTTGATCCCGCTTTTCGAGCGCATCATGCCCGACGAGGAGACGAGCGGCCTCAAGTACCAGAAGGTGGCAAAGAAGTTCGCACCTCTTGGTGGTCGTCCCGGCTTCATTGCCAAAAAGCTCGACGACTACGAATTGCTCAAGGCAAAGATCGAGAATGCCATTCGTTCTGGCACGCCAGAAGAGTTGCTTGCAGTGTTGGCTGGAGACGGCTCCGGTAGCGCCAACTTCGTCTCAGAGGTCTTCGCTGTCTCAGGCAAGCGCGGATCAATGCGCCTGCCAAAGAAGGCCGACGGCACTGGCGGCGGCGGTCGTGTTCGTCTGTTCGACGGCGGAGAGACCATCGGTCAAAAGGCGCTCGCCAATGGTGACATGGTTGATGTGGCTGCCGACCCCAATGGATACTTTGTTCGCGGCAAGATGCTTCGTCTCATGTACGACATTCAGCGTGCAACAGCGGACATGCGCAAGCGCCAACTCAGTCTCGATGACGATGCTGCCAAGGCCGAGCTTGATCGACTGATCGCTTCGCAAGAGGCAGACGACACATTTGGCCCAGAAGTATTTGGTCAGAACCGCTCAATGGAAGAGATGGCTCTGAGCAACTTCACTGGCGACCCAGTTGATCTTCAGTTGCTTGGCAATGCGGCAGTCGAAGTTTTGAATGAAGCCCAGACAGCGCTGCGTCAGCAGTTCCGCCGCTCATTCCCCAAGACGGATGTTGGCGACGGGCTGGCTATTCTTGCCAATGGCGTCATCACCAGCACACGAGACAGCGCAGTTGGAAACATCTACCGCAAGCGTGCTCAACGTCGTAAGGCAATCACGAGCGCAAATGCAGAGGCCAACGTCAATGCGCTCATCAATGCTGCCGACACCATCATGGAGAACGCAGCGGTCACAAACAACGCGACGTTTGACTCTGCGTCCACAAGCTCTATCCGCGAGATGTCGGTCAATCAGCTTGTCAAAGCCATGGCTGAGATGGGCACGCAAGACTCTCGCTTCAAAGGCTTCTCTGCTGAACTCATGCGCAAGATCAACTCTTCGCCAGAGATCACGAAAGCAGCGCAGGCTTACGACCCAGCGCAGTTCTCACAACTGGCTGATCGCTCCAACAAGTCGTTGGTCAACGGTCTGATTGCCGCATTTGAGAAAGCAGACCCTGCTCGCGTCGACATGATTGCGGTTGAACTACGCGCACGCCAGATGCGACTTGGCGACAAGTCTGATCCGTTCCTGCTGCCACAAGACAGCCGGGTTGGCGGTGCGCTGCACACTGAGACGAAGCAGCACATCGGTGTCTACAAAGACAACGGCATCCCGCCAGCAGCGCCTGTCGCCATTCGCGAAGCGTTGATGAAGCTGACTCATCGCGACAAAGCAGCCGAGTACACCATGCGCACCATGGCTTACCGCATGTTGAACTTGATGGGTCGCACCGAGAAAGGCTTGGTCAACAACAACGCAACCTTCATGACTGTGGAGGACGTGTACCGCATGGCTGGCCTGACTGCTCCTGAAGACGTGAGGGGAGCATTCAAGGAAATGTCTCAACTCGATGGAGAAGGCTTCAACTTGCTGCGCAAAGACATGCGCCGCTATGCCATTGGCCTGCGCTCCGGTACTGGCGATCCATTTGACCTGATGCACGAGATCGGTCACATGGTAGTTCGCGCCACGTTCGATCAAGATCAGTTGGAAACGATTGCCAAGCAATACAGCGAAGCCCTCATCAAGGGCAATCGCGAAGCAATGCAAATCGCAGCAAAGTACGGCGCTGGCGACATTCATCGTTCTGCTCAAGAGTGGTTTGTTGAAGGTTGGGCGAAGTACCTCGGCGAGCGAGTCGCAAAGGGCGACATGTTTGCAGTTCGCAACGGAGAGCAGCCTCTGCGTTTGCGCGGTCAACTGAGCGCACTGGCTGATCGCTTGATTGAGTATGTTGCTTACATCGTCAACGGCCTACTCAAGAAAAACACTGTTCGTCAACAGTTCCGTCGTCTGACCTTCTACGGAGACATGTTCTCCATGAACAAGACGAAGGTTCCGTTCAAGGCTGCCGTCGACAACACCAACAACTACTCTGTGATGGCGTCGATTGCGCCACACTACGCCCGCGATGTCGTGACATCCATGGATGCCACCAAGAAAGCGATGGCTCGCGAGTTCACCATGGCTTCGCCAAATGAAGACCTGATGGACTTCATCTACTACCATGGCACGCCCAACGGTTCAGCCATGGAGCGTGGCAGCTTACTCGATCCGATCCTCGAACCGTCTGCTCCAGACGCATTGTTCGGCCCCGGGGTCTACGTCAGCAAATCGCAGGCTCTGGGCAAACATTACTCGGAGGCAGGTCATCTTGCGTCAATACGCAGAATGATCGACGACGCAACTCCGCTAGACGCAAAACGACGCGAAGGCTACGAGCTTGCGCAGATGATTGTTGAGAAACGCAATCAGATCGACGAGATGAGTCGAGAGATGACTTTGTCTGGGTACTCTGAGCAAACAAAGCGTCGCGCTCAGACATCCATGGACAACGAGTCAATCGCAGACTTGCATCCAGATGACTCTGCGCTTGGGCTTCTGAACAAACAGAAGGCTCTGCAAAACGCAATCGCCGAAGAGCACGCGCTGTGGTCTACATTGCAAAACGCAACCGGCCTGAAATACAACCCGAAGGTCATGCCGCTGTTTGTTCATGCGGCTGAATCATTCGACTTCAGGGATGGCGTGTTCTACTCCTTCAATGGAGAGGGCAACAACATCATGTGGCTCGGCGACTACTTGGTCAACCACAACTACATGACCGACTCTGCGTTCAAGGATATTGTGAACAAGGCTCCGTCTCAGTTCAGCGGCTCCGACCTGTTCGAGATGCTGACAGAGAGCGCAATGGTTCGTGATGGATTGGCGGTCAACTCTGCCGAGGCCAAAGCGAAACTTCAATCTGCAATGCGCGAGCTTGGCTATGACTCATACCATGTGAGCGAGCCTTCTCCTGATGGCCTTGGTCAGCATGATGCGATGGTCTTGTTTGACAGCAACCAAGTCAAGCACATCGACGCAGACACATACGATTACGAGCGTGCTGGAATCTACAACAGCACAGTTGGCGATGAACTCATGGGCGTCACCCATCGTCTTGCAGACGAGATGGAGTCGTTCAACCGCGTCATCACCAGCCAAGACTACGTTGGCATTGGTCACGAGATTCAGCGACTCGGCATCCCAGATGCGCTGCAAGGCGTTGTCAAGAAGATGACTCGCAAGCAAGAGCTTGATCTTGAAGACGTGAAAGTGGTGCACGCCAACACTGTTGGCAACGTGCTCCGCGAGAACTCTTCCGTGCTCCGTCGTCTCGGCGCTCACTGGTTTGCAAACCGAATCAAAGGGCAGACCGGCAGCAGCATCTACGACCGTCACAACTCAGACCTGTCTGCTCGTTTGCAGCCTCTACTGTCTGAGCTTCGCGCTCTGCCAGATTCAGGCAATGCTGTTGGTCGCTGGTTCAAGAAGAGCCTGATCTCCATGCCTCTGGTTGGCGGTACTCTGAGCGGTGCAGCCGCTGGCAGCGCCATACTTCCCGGAGTGGGAACTGTGCTTGGTGGTCTTGGTGGAATGATTGCTGGCGGAGCCGCTGGCTCTCACGTCAAGATTCGTCAGCCTGCGTCGCACACCAGAATCTTGGATGCAATGCGCCAAGGACGTCAGGCAATGGCTCGTCTCAGCCCGCAAGAGCGCATGATCGCAGAGCGCATTCAAACTACGTTCCGCTCGGAGCTTGAGCGCCTGCGTTCTGCTGGCATCCCTGTCGGCGATGCAACGATGCGCGGCTACACCGACACCTATGTGCCGCAGATGTGGGATGCGGAGGCAATTCGCGAGAACCCCAACTCGTTCCTGAAAGAGTTGCGCTCTTACATCATGCGGGATCACCGCATGAATGGAGACACATTTGACCCTCGTGATGCAGACGAGTTGGCTACCAAAATATTCAACAAGATTCTGGACAACGACGGTCACTTGGCGGCTGACTCCGTCATTCACCGCGAGTTCTCGAATCCGTTCTACCAGCGGTTCATCAACTTGAAGGCAAGCGACATGCCCGCCTTCACTCCCTTCATGGTCAATGACCTTGAGGGAATCTTGGCCCGCTACTACAACAAGACAACTCGCAAGCTGACACTCGCAAAAGAGTTCGGCGCTGGCGGTCATGCGTACAACGCATACCGTGCTGTTGCAGAGATGGGTGTTGATGCAGCCGTCAACGTGTTGCGCTCCAACAAGAACATCTTCGTCAACCGCCGCGAATATTTCCACTCTGCTGACGTTGAGAACCTAATCGTCCCCGCAATCAAGCTGGGCGAAGAGGAGACCAGAGACTTGGTGAAGAAGGTCACCAACATGCTGGGCGACACCAACGCATCGTCTGCGCAGATGAAGCACCGCGCCAAGATGGAGCTTCTGAGCAACTACGATTTCGGTAACATGGATGAGGCGATGGCGTCAAACCTTCGTCTCAGAATCGACGCGGTGGTCAACGCCTTGTCTGACTTCAAGAAGCCTGTCCCGGCTTCTGATCTGCGCTTCATGGACAACATGGTCAACGTGCTGAACCAGCGCCCAATCGACGGCACTGACGGCACTGGCTTGATCTACCAAGCAAGCCGCAAACTGCGTGCATTCAACTCCGTCTCTCTGCTGGGCTTTACGACTCTGTCGTCTATCCCTGATGCAGTCTTGCCGCTTGTTCGCTCTGGCAACTTCCAAGCGTGGGCAAAGGGTATGAGCCAGTGGTACAGGGCAGAGCCTTCCTACCGAAACGCCGCTCGCGACATTGGCGTGGGCATCGAGAACCTGATCCACGACCGCATGGTCAATATGGCTGGCGATGGCTCTCAGCGTTTCAGCAACTCTTTCTTCAACCTGACACTGTTGACTCCTTGGACGAACATGCAGCGTGAGGTGGCAGCGCTTGTTGGCTTCAACGCCCTCAAGTCTGAGATCGAGATTGCTCGCAAGTACGCCAACAATGGCGCGGTAGACAGCGCACGCTACAAGACAGCCGTTCGCTTCTTGGAGCGCTACGGCATGGCTGGTCGAGACCTGCCAGACGGTCACATCAACTTTGCAAGCCCGAGTGCTCCTCGCGTTGACGACATCCGCACCTATGCGCAAAACCCGCAGGTGCGCTACGCCGTCATGAAGTTCACGAACGAAGCGATCTTCACCCCTGACCCCAACGATGTTCCGTTGTGGGCACAAACTCCTTGGGGCGCAATGGTCTACCAGTTGAAGTCGTACCCAGTAATGATGGGTCGTCTCACCAGCTACGTCATGGACGAAGCCAAGCAAGGCAATGCCAAGCCGCTGATCTACATGCTGACGGCAGGCTCTGCTCTCGGCGCTTCCGCCCTAGCTGTCAAAGACATTGTCCAGTCTCGTGGCGGTCAAGACGAGCGCAGCCCAGAACTGCGTGCACGCTCGCTCGACAAGACGGTTATCGGTAAGGCTGCTGTCGGTTTTGGCTTGGTCGACAAGGAAGACATCAAGGACAAGTACGAAGCGGTCGCTTGGTATGTTGAGGGCTTGATGGCGATGGGCGGTCTTGGCTTTGTTGGCGAACTGTTCTTCAACTCAGCCGCTCAGATCGACAACGGCAACTACGGCTTCAACCGCATGATGGGCACAATCCTCGGCCCGTCTTACGATGTTGCCTACGGTGGCTTCAAGGTAGCTGGCGGCGTGCAAGACATGATTGCTGGCGCAGACACCAATGGTCAGAAACGTGAAGCAGCACGAGTGGTTGCGTCGCGCATCCCTGTCCTTGGTGGAAGCCGAGACTTCAGAGAGTCAGCCGCAGACCTGATGGGTCAACCAAGTAAGGGCGGCAAGAAGAAAGCGTACTTTGACGGTATGTCCAACGATCCGTTCGGTGGAGGCAAAGACCCATTCGGCGGTGATCCATTCAAGTAAGGAGCAGCCATGTTCGCACTATCTGAACGAAGCAAACAAAGGCTTGAGGGCGTCGACAAAAACCTTGTCGATGTCGTCAAGCTGGCGATTGAGTACACAAAGATCGACTTTGGTGTGACGCAGGGATTGAGAACGCCGGAAGAGCAAAAGAAACTCGTCGAGTCTGGCGCAAGTCAGACGATGAACTCGAAGCACATCACCGGCAAGGCAGTGGACTTGGCTGCCTACATTGATGGTCGTCTCAGTTGGGAACATAACCTCTATGACGACATTGCAGATGCGATGAAGCAGGCTGCAATCGAGAAGAACGTGGCGATCAGGTGGGGCGCTGCGTGGAATGTTCCTGACATCCGCATGTGGAGAGGAACAATGGAGGAGGCGATGATGTACTACATCGACTTCTGCCGCAGAGAAAACAAGCGTCCATTCATCGACGCACCGCACTTTGAACTTTCATAAGGAGAAGATCATGGCAGACCTATGGGGAGCAGCAAAAGGAATTCTCGGAGCAGTTGCTCCAACACTGGGGGCCGCGCTAGGCGGCCCTATGGGTGGCATTGCAGCCAAGACGATTGCAACCATCCTTCTCGGAGACGAGGCAGCAGACGAGTCGAAAATTGCGGCAGCAGTTGCTGGTGCAACGCCAGACCAACTCTTGCTGTTGAAGAAAGCCAACCTCGACTTTGAGGTCAAGATGCGAGAGCTTGAGGTCGACATCAAGCGCATCGAGATGGATGACAGGAAGTCCGCCCGAGACAGAGAGGCTGCGATCAAAGACTGGACTCCTCGCATTCTTGCTGCGCTCATCATTGGCGGCTTCCTGACATCGGTCTATATGGTTCTTGCGGGATTGGTCGAGGGTCTCAAAGACCCAGTGATGTCTGGCATTGTCGGCACACTGATCGGCTACGTCAGCGCCAAAGCAGACCAAGTTGTCAGCTACTACTTCGGCTCCAGCGCTGGCTCTGACAAGAAGACAGAGGCCATGCAGAACGCCATGGAAAGGGGACTCAAATGAGCAAGCCAAAACAAGGTCTTTATGCCAACATCCACGCAAAACAAAGACGAATAGCCGCAGGCTCCGGCGAGAAAATGAATCCGGTTGGCTCGAAGTCTGCTCCGACTAATGCAGACTTCCGCAATGCGGCGAAGACTGCAAAGAAACCAAGGGGGAAGAGATGATTTACTGGTCAATCATGACGGCATACATTGTGAAGTTCTGGAACGATGTGCGCCGAGCTTTCTCCATGTACTCATGGGGAAAACGACTTGCTGCATTCGGCGGAGACGAGGCAAAAAAAACGGCGTCCGTTGGGACGCCGAACTCAGTGGCAACTGATGCCAATGATTCTACACAGGGTGACCAGAAACCCCGTCGTCATCCTGCGAAAAAAGACTCGGTTGAGCCGAAGGCATCACGCCCAGCAAAGCGTCAACAGAAAAAATGAGATGCTCGATTGAGCGGTCATTAAGCAGTTTGATCTCTGGGACTACGTCAAAGGTTTCCGATTCGTGAGACGCGCTTTTTTCATGACCGGGGCGAACGACCTCAATGAGTACGCCGCCCACAGACTTGAGCGCGTCAGCTTCATTCGGGAACCTGATGTCGTCGCACACAACTCCGAACGAGTGCGTTCGCAAAGCCTGAAGAGCTTGAGCAACCCAGATGTTGCACCAAAGGTTTTCTCCAATAGTGTTCCTGCCCCACTCGGTTCCGATGGTTTGCATGGCGAAGCGCGGAGTCTTGCCACACAACAAGGGAGACGGAACCTCTTTTAGGCTCCCCTCGATGTGCTCGTAGCCAAGGCCCATGGCTCGCATCATCTCTTTCAATACGCCAGCCATCTTGATTCTGGTGTACCCCTTCGTCTCAAGATGTGCAGCAACAGTTGATTTGCCGCAGCCCATTGGGCCTGTTAAACCGATGACTCGCATTTGATTAACTCCTTACGTTTTTCAGCCAATTCACGACTCAGCCATCTGTGTTTATCAATCGCCTTCTGACGATGATCGTGTGAGACGGTTGTGTCACCACGGTCGATGCGCCACTCGATGTCTCGAATGCGCTCTTTCACGCTGTCAATTTCGTGCTCAAGTTCAACGACCTCAAGAACAAGGTCTACTCTCTTTCGTTCGTTCACTTTGACTCCTCCCACACATTGTCTGGAAGGTACGAGATCGACATTCCATTTGCTTGCGCGAATTCAATTTCCCACTTCACGCCAGCACTGACTTCCCATAGTGGCAACATCAGAACAATCAGACCTTCTGAGTCACGCAAGAATGGCAGGCACTTGGCAAGCCACCATTTGGTGTCGTGCTTCTTCATCGTCTTTTGAGCCTCGTGCCAGTGCGCAATCGGAGAGTAAACATCAACGCCGCTCTCCATCAAATAGGCTTGGCACTTCACCGCCGACGCAAATCGACGTTCTTTGGCTTCTTCAGTAGCGACCCCGTCAAGCGAATACGGGGATGCTAGATAGAAGAATCCTTTGCCAGTGGTTCGTATCTCGTCCAGTTGGTACATGATTCTTGACATCCCTTATCGCACACCCACTCTCCGTGCTTTGACGGCTTTGCGTTTGCGCATGTTCGTTTAGATTTCACTTCAGGCTCTTTGCCTTTCCAGCAAGCATCAAACTTGAAGCACCCTCGACATCTCCAGTCAGCTTCGTCTTGACTCACCTTTCTGGCTCTCCCGGAAAGGATCGTCTCAACTCTTGACTTGAGGTTCTCGTATTCAAACTCATCAAACAAAACCTCTTCTGATAGGTAGTCCGAATTGTTTTTGTTGTAGGCCACAAACAAGCACTTCTCGATCTTTGCCATGCCGAGCATGAACTGAATCTGTCCGTAGTAGTGGCGATGCGAAAACTTGACGCCAGACTTCTCGCACTCCTTGAACTTCGAGTCGTTCATCGACTTGATCTCAAGAAGGATCGTGTCTCCGTCGCACTCAATCAATCCATCTGCATGCCCAATGGCGTGGCCTTCGTAAGACGAGAACGTCCACTGTTCTCCAGTCATTGGGTCAACCTCCATTACATGGAGTCCGGCTTTCTTGAGGTCGTAGACAACTGTTTCTTCGATTCGGTGTCCGTCTCGGAAGATTCGCTTGAGCCTTGGTTCTGGGGCTGTGTCTGGGTAGCCCCGAAAACCGTAAGCGATAGCGGCTTCGCACGAACCACCGACCGCCGACGCACCGATGTAGGTTCTGGGTTTTTCTTTTCGTTGCTCTCGTTCATAGGCTTGATCCACAAGTTGTCTGACGTTCAACATATCTCGTTCCTAAAAAAAGGGGGGTGAAGCACCCCCCTTTTGTGCTGTCATCAAAATGGGATGTCGTCCTTCATGTCGTCAAACCCATCGCCGCCGCCTTGCGAAGACGATGGTGCTTGCTTGCTCGACTTGCCGGTGACCTCCGATGGGTCAAAGAAGCCCTTGACCTTGCTTCCGGTGCGCTCGTTGCCATCCTTGTCGGTGTATGTGTCTGAGCCAACGCTCACACCAACTGTCAGACCACGAATCTTTTCCACGCCGCCCGGGTTATCGGGGTTCGGGTGACCGCCGTGCACAAGCAATGCCTTGAGTTGCTCGCGACCAATGCGTGTTGCTTGCTCGGAGTTTGGTACATGCACATTGATCCAGTGGCGAATTGCGCCCTCTTGATTGGTCAACTTCAACTCCAAGATCGCGCCGTTGGAACGGCTCGTCTTGATCTGTGCTTCTGCCACGGTCACAACATGACGACCGGGCTTGAGAACTGAGCCAGCGCTTGCTGCTTCTACGCCAGACAGGTTGAGGTCTTTGAAACTGAATGCCATGATTTAGTCCTCCTTGGACTGGGTTGATTGAGAAATACGCGCCCACTCGTTGTCATCCATGTCAAGGCGCTGAAGAAGCTCGACGATGTTGCCGCTGGTTTCGACCGGCTTGAGACGACGCTTCTCATCTCGAACCTTGCCGTGCCAGCCGCGCACTTCATCGGTGATGGTGTAGCGCATGACGCGCTGTTTACCGTCCACCTCTTTCGTCACACGGACACCGCAGAATACACAATCGAAGATGCCCGGCAGTTGTTGCATGGTCGCCTTGCCAGCAACCATGGGCCAGAACTCCGTCTCACCGTTTTCGTCTGTGGTTTCTTTTGCGAGGCATGTAACGATGACGTGCATGTCCATGTCGCGTACTGCCTTACATGCTCCGATCAACTGTGCAGCATGGTTGCCCCACACTGCAAAGCCATCGGCGTTCTTCTTGCCAGCACGTTTGGCAACCTCTTCTGCCTCTGCTTCCGCATGCTTGAACGACATGTCGGATAGCTCGGTCAGGGAGTCGATGCCAATCCATGTGTAGCCGCGCTTCTTGAAGTCTTCGGTGCGTGTCCACTTGAAGATGTCGATGAACGAATACTCATCCTTGGCTGGGTCACTCTTGCCGCCCCACGAGGTGAATGGGAGGTAGTCGATGTTGGCTGATCGGATGGAAGACAAGCCGCTCTCTCCGCTGATGATGAATCCCTTGCCGTAGGCATCTTGGAAATACTTCATCTGCGTTGTCTTGCCCCAGCCGTGATGACCGTAGAGCAAGACCTTGCGCTTGGCAGTCGCATCGTCCGCCGTGTTTTTAGGATTGAACATTGTGGTTCCTTGCATAGTTTGAACAAATGATGTTCGCGACTTGCGCGACTGTCAGCGATGTGCCGACGTCGCGTTCCACGAACTCCTTGATGCTGGCGATGGCAACAAGCGCGGCTTGGTTGTCGAGTCTTTGTTGCTTTGTCAGCGTGGGTGCAGGGCTTCGCCTTTTTTTACGCTCTGCCCAATGCTCTTTCATGGCTTGCGAGTGATGCTCACGAGCCTGTCTCTGACTCCAGTACCTCTTGAGGCGCTGGCTTTGTTGTTCCTTTTGTTCGTCTGTCCACTTTCTTTTGTTTGCCATGTCACGCCTCGCCCTTCCTCGTGACTTTGACAGTCACGTTTCCGGGCTTGCGTGTGAGGGCGGGGAGAAGTGGTGCGCGGTCTTCTTCCGACATGCGGTCGAACTTGCGCTTGTCTACGGCGAGATGTTTCTTGACGAAGTCGGGCATCTTGACTCCACTCTCAAAAAGGGCGGTCAAAATTTTCTGATCCCATTCGTACTTGCAACCGCGAGACACGGTGATGATTGCTTCAGGTGCGTCAATGACGTGGTCACCGAAGTCGTCTGACACTCGACTGATGGCCTCATCGCAGAGCCTCTTGTACTCCGCCTCGGCTGCGTCGAGTTTTTCTTTGGCTGCGACGAGCGCATCTGCAAGCGCTGTCTTTGGTGCGGCGGCAGAGGCCG